CTGTTGTTAACTCCTGGAAGAATTGGTTTGGGCCTTTAATTAGTGTGGTTTATGATATACCTATTAGAGGAACTTTAAAATTTCCTCATTATGATGGTAAAACAAAAGTGGAAGTCGAGTTAGTATTTATTGCTCTTGATAGAGAAGAAGAAGTAAAGAAGTTACAATCTCTTGAGTTAACAGGAGCGCATATTAATGAGGCTGCTGAAGTACATCATCCGTCAATATTTAATATGTTAAAATCTCGTATTGATAGACATCCAGATAAAAAATATGGGGGTGCTGTAGAACCTTTTATTATACTTGACTACAACTCTCCTGATACAGAACATTGGTTGTATAAATTATCTGAAGAAGAAAGACCAGATGAACATTCTTTTTATCATCAACCTTCTGCTCTTATATATGAAGGTAGAGATAAATTTGGTAAAGATATCTATAAAAATAATCCCGAAGCAGATAATTGGGGGCATACAGCAGATAAAGATGAATGGATACCCAAAGGACTTGAATATGTAATAAATGGTGTTAAATACATATCGGATGGTATAAAAGCAAGAGGCATAGAATTTATTCCTCATTTGAGTGAAAATTATTATTTAAGACAAGTCGCTGGTACTGATCCTGCTTGGACTAATGTTTTTATTTTAAATAATTATGGTATGGTTAGAAAAGGCAAACCTGTTTATCCTGAATACAATGATACAATACATTGTGCTACTCAAGATTTAAAAGCAATTAAGGGCGTACCTTTGGTTATTAGTATGGATCTCGGATTAACTCCTGCTGCTGCTTTTTTACAATTAACTCCTTTAGGGCAGTTACTTATGATAGATGAGTTAGTTGAAGAAGATATGTCTATTGATTATTTTACTAAAAATATTTTAAAACCTCATATATTAAACAATTATAGGAAGTATCCTTACCATGTTGTAATTGATCCTGCTGGCGGGAAGAGAAGTGAAAATGATGCTAAGACAGCATTGAAAACAATTAGGGATCATGGGATACCAGTTATATTAGCAAGTACAAATAACTTTCTTGCAAGAAGAGAAGCAGTAGTTTATTTTTTAAATAAAAGAGATGGATTTTTAATTAGTCCAAAATGTAAAGTTGCACGTAAAGGATTTATTAGTGAATACCACTATCCTAAGTATTCTGCTGCTGCATTAGAAGGTAAATTTAAAGATAAACCCGATAAGAATATTTATTCACACATTCATGATGGAATACAGTATGGATGTTTAGATTTGTTAGGAGGACGTAGACCAAGAAAGATAGCAAGAAAACAAACTCATAATGGGCCAGCAAGTACAGCCGGTTATTAAAGGTTATTAATTATTATGGCAACATTTAAAGTTAACGACAGAAGATTTTCATATAATCAAGATGAATTTAATAGAGTATTTAGACAACAGGCAAATAATACTAATGATACTGTAGAGGAAGAAGAAGATAAGCCTGTTGATCCAAAACAGAGACATTATGGCACTTTATATGAAAGTTATTTAAATGATTTAGGTTGGAAATTACATGAAACTTGGACTGAATGGAAAGGATACAGATTAAATTCAGAAGATCGTTGGCTTGAAGATTTAAGGCAATATCGTGGTGAATATCCTCCTGAAGTTAAAAGTAGAATACATCCAAAAAGATCAAAAGCATATTTAAGACTTACTCGTACAAAAGTAAAAACAGTTGATGCTCGTTTAAATGATATTTTGTTTCCTTCTGGTAAACTTAAGAATTGGGGAATAGAACCTACTCCTGTTCCTGAGTTAAGCCCTGAAGTTATGGACAATTTAATTATTCAGCTCCAGTCTATTGTTCCTCCTGGTACTGAAGTTGATGAAGAATTTGTTAAACAAGTTGTAATGGAGCAAGCCAAAACAAAAGCTGAAGCTATGGAAAATGAAATGGAGGATCAGCTTGTTGAATTTGATTACAGGGATGTAATTAGAAAGGTTATTCACTCAGGGAATTTATACGGAACTGGTATCTTAAAAGGGCCAGTAGTAAAAAGAAAAACAGATAAAAGATGGGTACGGACAGTAGATGAACAAGGTAATCCTAAATGGTCTGTTGTTAAAATAGAGAAGATGATTCCTTACTGTCAGTTTGTTCCTATTTGGGATGTGTATCCTGATATGTCTGCCACTGAAAAAGACAATATGACAGGTCTTTTTCAAAGATATGTCATGTCTCGTAATAAGGTTTTAAACTTAGCCAAAAGGCCAGGATTTGACGAAAAAGCTATAAGAGCATACTTGGATCACAATAAGGATGGTGATGCTAAATATGAAAATCATGAGTCCTATCTTAGAACAATTACGGGAAATAATAAAAATCTTAGTGTTAATAGGTCTGAAGGAGATCCTTTAGGTTTTTCTGTTGCAAGATTACACAAGAAATACCAATTATTAGAATTTTGGGGTTATCTTAGTATTGATCAACTTCGAGAACAAGGTGTGGATCTTCCTGATGGTATAGATGAAGACACACAGGAGATGGCAGCTAATGTATGGATGCTTGGCCCCATGATTATAAAAGCTACTTTGTCTCCAATAGAAGGTGCTGAGATACCGTATTATTTTTATTATTTTGATAAAGATGAAACAAGTATATTTGGGCAAGGAATTGCTCAAATAATGAAAGATCCTCAAGAACTTGCTAATGCTTCAGTAAGGGCTTTACTTGACAATGCTGCTATTAGTGCTGGCCCTCTTATTGAGGCCAATATAGAATTACTTGCTGAAGGTGAAGATCCTCTTGATGTATATCCCTTTAGAGTATTTCAAAGAACAGGTGTTGGTGCTGATGCTGGTCAACAAGCAGTAAAGATTACTAATCAGAAAGCATATACCAGAGAGTATATTGAAATGCTTAATATATTCTTAACTATGGGGGATGAAGTTACAACTATTCCAAGATATATGTGGGGAGAAACCACTGGTGCAAGAGCAGGAGCAGCAAGTACTGCTACTGGTTTAAGTATGTTGATGGGTTCTGCTAATATTACTTTAAAGGATCAAGTTAAGAATTTTGATGATGGTATTACAAGACCGTATATTAAATCTCATTATTTTTGGAATATGGAATTTAGTCCTAAAGAAGAGATTAAAGGTGACTTCAGTATTGTAGCAAGAGGAACATCTTCTTTAATTGCAAAAGAAGTTAAACTTGAATCTATAATTAAATATTTACAAATTATTAGTGGTTTTCCTGAAATAAGAAGAACTCTTGATTTAAAGAAACTAAATGATGAGTTAACTAATATTCTTGAAATGGAATCTTTTTCTAAAAACAAAGCTGTTATAGATCAAGAAGATGTGGCCATGAGACAACAGCAAGGGGATGCCCAAAGATTTCAAGAGACTATGGAACTAATCAAAGCTGCGTCTGGTGGTCATTTAGACCCAGCTACATTAGAATCAATTATTAACAGACAATAAAGAGGGTAAATGACAACTGAATATAGAAAATATACTAATGAATTAAGAGAGTATCAGAATTCAGAATTCTTTAGATCTCTAAAAAGAACCATTGAGACTCGTCTTGGTGATATTCTTATGGAGATTATTAAATGTGCTAATTCCGAAGATCTTCTAAGGCTACAAGGCAGAAGTCAGGAATTAAAAAAAATCTTGGATGATTTAAATCCAATAAAAGTGAGGGCTGATTAAGGGATACTATTTATAGCCCCGAAGGAGATTTTATGGCAGGAAAAGTAAACATTGATCGTGAAGAAGAACCCAAAGAAATTAAAAAAGTAGAAAAAGAGTTCGGGGATCACTTCAAAGATGCAATGGAATCCGTACCTGGGTTCAAAGATGAAATTGAGCCTGATGAATCAGACACTCAATTAGATAAGGAAGAAAATTTTGATAAGGATAAAGATACAGATGAAGATCCTAATCAAAAGATTATTGATGAATTATCTGCTCCCTCAGATTATGATAATGAGGATAAGTCAGATTACAAGAAGATGTACGAAAAAGAAAAACAACGTAACTCTTCTTGGGAAGGTCGAATAAAAGCTGCTAATAGTAAAGCTAAAGAAGAAGCCGAACGAAGAGCAGAGTTAGAACAAAGATTGGACAAACTGGAAAAAGAATTAGAATCAAGCAAATCTGATCCTGGTAATGAAGAAGATTCAGATAAAGAAATTCTTGATGAACTAACTGACCAGTTCCCAACTTTAGAAAGAGCAATGAAAATAATTGCTACTCGTATTGTTACTGAAAGAATAGATAAGATTTTAGATGAGAAATTAAATTCTATTAAACCTGAGTTAGATCAACTCAAACAAACAGTTAATGAGTTTAGGGAAGACATATCTACTGAGAAATCAAATTCTCATTTAGATAAAATTACTGATGCTCATCCTGATTGGAGATACATTGTTGAGATAGGTGTTTTGGAAAGATGGAAATCTCGTAAGAAATCTTATGAACAAAACGCAATTGATCATGTTTTTTCTGAAGGTTCTACACAAGAAGTTATTGACCTTCTGCAAACCTTTAAAGACGAAACTGGATGGATAACTCGTACTGACACTACTGAAACGAGTAAAGGAAAGAAAAAGAAATATAAGTCTGAGAAGGATACTAAATTAGAAAGTATGCAGGGGATAGAGAGTGATGCTGTTGAACCTGATACTTCTGATCGAAGCCCTGATAAGAACGACTTTAGCAGCGCTTTTAAAGAAGCAGCTAATTCATAATATCTTTTACTTATTATATGTAGTGTTGGTCTGATTATATAAATTAAAATATATGAAAGGATTAATACTACTATGAGTACAATTAATACTTACGGTGCTTTGTCACCAAGAACCGCAGCGTAAACAATAACTGCGCTGGATAAACTAAGTGAATTGCTGGAAACCCCTAACGTAAAGCCGAGGGCAATCAGCAGCCAAGCCGCAAAGGGCAAGAGTTTGTGGAAGGTTCAACGACTATCCTTTATGGAGTAGGGTTCAAGAGAACTCGAAGCGCTTAGCTCCCAACAAGGGAGATGATATAGTCTGATCTTATATGAGAGTATAAGAGGTATAGTGGAATCGACTATACCGTAACATAAATGATGCTGTTGTGGAACTACTGAAAAGGGGTATGCCTTACTTGGTATTTGAGAAGTTTGGTCAAGCTAAACCCCTTCCTCGAAGAAGTTCCAAGACAATTAAATTTCGTAGATATTACTTATCTATGAACGACGCTACGTTTACTCCGTATGCGTATTTTCAAACTGATTCACAAAATAACTTCAGTCCTGCTGAGAAGGCTCTAACTGAAGGCGTAACTCCTGACGCAACTAACTTGGAGAGTAGCGATTACTATGCAACATTGGTACAATATGGTGATCGCACAGTCATTACCGATGTCATCATGGATACCCATGAGGACGATGTTCTTAAAGAAGCTATTGAGATTCTTGGTGAACAAGCTCCTGTTATTCTTGAAACAGCACGATTTAATGTGCTTAAAGCAGGTAGTAATGTTTATTACTCAAATGGTTCTGCAAGAACAGATGTTAATACAGTAATATCTCTTAATGATATTCGTAGAGCAGTCAGAGGTCTTAAACGACAATTGGCTAAACCGATTACAAGCATGGTTAAGTCCACTCCGGCTTACGGAACAGAGACTATTATGCCTTGTTATATTGCGGTTTGTCATCCTGACTTGGAACCTGATCTGAGAGCTATTCAGGGTTTTGTTCCTGCCGATAAATATGGTTCTACTCCAATGGAAAACGAAATAGGAAAGATTGAGCACATTCGTTTTCTTGCTTCTACTATAGTTGAGCCGTGGTTAGGTGGGGGTGCTGCTGATACTACAGACACTACATTGGAAACCAGTGCTAAATCTGATGTGTATCCTATCCTTATTTTTGGACAGAATGCGTATGGTCTTGTTCCGTTGAAGGGTGAAAACAGCTTGACTCCTATGGTTGTTAACCCTGTTCCTTCGGACAGTGACCCGATGGCACAGAGAGGTCATGTATCTTGGAAGGCTTATTCAGCCACAGTTATTCTCCAAGATTTCTGGATGGCCCGTATTGAGTGTGCTGTCTCTGATTTAGATTAATAAATCAATAACTTATGGAGGGGATTAATTTCCCCTCCTAATTTTTAAAACCCAAAAGGAGGGTAATTAATATTATGAATTATTGGAAACAAACAACAGATAATCTTCTTAAAATTCTTGAGGAGAAAGAATTAGTAATTGATGAAGAAGACAAGGGTAATCGTAAACTAATTATTAATTTAATTAAAATGGATGACCTTGAAAAAGGTAAAAACAAAGAAGTACACATATTAGATGATGAGGGTAATTTAGTTACAATGGAATCCAATATGGAAGCTACTGTTGATACTAAATCAGATGTAGAAGACGAAACTGAATCAGAGGAATATTTAAATGATCCTGATATTTCCGAGGTAGCAAGAAAGAATAAACAAAGAGCACATAAAATAAAACGCAAAGATCCTAATGATCTTACTCGTCAGAAATATGATCCTGCTAAACCCTATGGTGGAATTAAAATGATGAAGGGGATATTTAGACATAGTAGAGATGGGGAACCCAACTATGTTCAATTAGGTGTTAATGGTAGACAATTTTATATTCCTAAAGACAAAGAAGTAGTTATTCCTGTTTATTTACAATCGGCTATTAATGATGCTATCGAAACTCGATGTGAGTCTGTTACTTTGGAAGGTGGAAAAATACAACAAAAAAGAACTGATGTACCAAGAATATCTTGGCAGTTTATGGAGTTTATAAATTAATTATG